AATACAACCCAAAGAAGTACTGGAATCAAAGAGCTAACAACTGGAACATAGAGGCACCAATCTATTTCAGCAAGGCTGAAGCCAAGAGGGTTAAGAACGAGATTAAAGACATGGGTGCCGAGAACGTTATAGACATCGGTTGTGGTAACGGGCAATGGTCAGAACACCTGCCAGACGACTACTACGGCATAGACATCTCAGACAAGTTGGTAGACATCTGTAAGGCAAACTACCCAGACAAGAAGTTTGATAACAAGCGCATGGAAGACCTAACTGGTGATAAGAAATATGATGTAGCATTCTGTCACACAGTGTTCCTACACATACCAGAAAGCGGCATGAAGAAGGCAATCAAAGGACTCAAGGCTGTTGCTAACAAAGCAATCATCATAGAGCCAGAGAACGCCAAGACAATCAACTACCAACACGGCCACGACTTCGAGAAGTGGTTTGACGTAGAGAAGAAGCTACCGATGAAAGATAGAACACTATATGTAGTAAACCTATGAAGAAAACAGTAACAATTGGGATGTTGTCCTACAACAGACCGCTGTTCCTTGCCAACTCCATACCTCAGATATTCGAGAAGGCTGGATATGACTTTAAGTTCATCCTATGGGACAACAACTGTAACGATGAAACCAAGTTAGTAGAAACGGCACTAGCTGAGAAGCATGGATTTGAAGTGGTAATGAACTCAGAGAACATAGGGTTGCAAGGGTTACCGAACCTAGTGAATCTGATGGACACTGACTACTATGTACTGGTAGAAGACGACATGATTTACTTCCCAGAGAACTGGCTCAAAGACCTAGTAGTAGCATTTGAGACTACACCAGAACTAGAGGAAGGAGACTCTAAGAAAGATGCTGAGTGGGGAGTGCTGGCAACCATGTGTTACGTAGATGAGGTAAACAACGGTGGCATGTGGCCAGAGAGGTGGGGTAACGCAGTTGAATACAAGAAAGATGGAATACGCTACATCGGACACGTCAACGCTGCTGGAGGAGCTATGATAATGCGAACCGACCTTGCCAAGAAGTATATAACCACAGAGATGAGGTTCTTCACTAGAGGGATAGAGAGCTTCATTAAAAGGTTTGAAGAAAATGGTTACTTACTAGCTCATGTACATGACATCTGTATCTACCACGCAGCCAGTCCCTTCTACAACCAACTGTATAGAGAGCCCTGGGCAGCTAAGCAGGAGGGTGGAACCATAGAGGAGGGGTTCAAGGCGTTCGAGAAGATGGGTGACTTTAACTTCAAGGATAACGACTGGATACTCACCCTGCTAAAGAACGGACTATTTGAAGAATATGTAAAGAAACTTAAACCATTGGAGATAAAACTATGAAGTACAAAAGAGCATTGATTACAGGAGGAGAAGGATTTATAGGAATACATCTTAGTAAAAGGTTGCGCGAACTTGGGACTGATTCGATATGGATGGATACTAAAAGCAACAGGGACGTACGTGATGAACAAGAAGTTAAAGCAGCAATAGAATTGTTTAGTCCAGACATTATATTCTCACTAGCCTCTACTGCTGGCATTGACCGAGTAGCTGCTGACCCACAAGGAACCATTGAAACTAACATCAATGGAGTCCAAAACCTCCTGAAGCACAAGGGGGGCGCAAAGCTGGTTCACTTCTCCACATCAGAGGCATACGGAGAGAGGGCCGACAGGAACAAAGAGACTGACGCTACTCACGTAGGAGCAGCAGGTAATCCACGTTGGACATACCAAGCCTCAAAGGTTTGTGCTGACCACCTAATACTAGCCTCAGATGACGATGCTCTAGTAATCAGGCCATTCAACGTATTCGGAGACCACCAGGTAGGACACGGAGCCATAGCTGACTTTATAGACTGGGGGCTCAAGGGCGAAGGAATAAAGATATATGGAGAAGGAGACCAACTCAGAGCCTGGATATATATCGAAGATTTTCTAGACGCTGTACTGATGCTTGTAGAAAAGGATGCCAAGGGTATCTTCAACGTCGGCGACCCAAACAACCCCATAACCATTAAAGAGTTAGCGGAAGAGATTGCCAAAGAAACTGGTGGCGGTAGTGAACTCTACTACGAACCACTCAGAGAAGTGGACGTATTCTATCGTGTTCCAGACATCGCTAAGCTACAAGAGCTTACTGGATGGGAACCAACACGTTATTTCCTGGGAGCACTCAAGCAAGTAATTAATTTTAAGAGGCACAATGCCTAAAGTATCAGTAGTAATGCCAACGTATAACCGAGGTTATTGTTTAGCTGAGTCTATCCAGTCAATCCTTGACCAGACGTTTGAGGACTGGGAACTAATCATCGTTGACGATGGCTCTACAGATGACACAGAAGGCGTTGTAAGGGCCTTTAAGGACAAGAGAATCATATACAAGAAGCTAGACCATACGGGCCATATAGGGGCTGTGAGGAACGCTGGCAACGCACTAGCTAAGGCAGACATTATTGTGGTTCAGGATTCAGATGATATGTCCCACCCAAACAGACTAGGGGTAATTCTAAATCACTTTAAAGATAACGACGCAGATGTTGTGTATCACGCACTTACACAAGATTTCAATGGCAAAAAGACACCAGTGGAAGCTATGGATTACGACCGAAAGAAGATACTCTTTGAGCAATACCTGCCAGGGCAGTGTGCCTACAAGAAGTCTCTATGGGAGAAGTATCCTTACGATGAAGAAACCCTGGTGCTAGACGATATGATTCTACACACCCACTTCTCACTGAACAACGCTAAGTATGGATGTATAAAGGAATCTCTCTACAGCTACAACGTTAAAGGAGATTCAATCAATAGATTCGGACAACTCGGAGACCAATTTGAAAAAGATATGTGGAAGTTCCTAGAGATGCTGTACAAGACGTATGGAATCATAATGGAATACACACTAGACAAAAAAGATAAAGAAGGCAACGTAATTAACAGAAAGGTTCTAGTATGGAAAACAAAACCCTAGCAATTATTGGTACCAGACCACAGTACCTAAAAATCTCACGCAAGTGGGCTGATGTTGTGGTTGATACTGGACAACACTACGACAAAGAGATGACCAATGACAGCCCTAAGATTGACTACAACCTAAATACAACAGACCTCGGTGAAATGGTTAGCCAGTCCATAAGCATCATTGAACAAGAGAAGCCAAATATAGTGCTAGTGGTAGGAGATACCAAGTCTACATACGCAGGTGCAATGGCAGCTAAGTACTGTGGTAAGTTCCTAATCCATTTAGAGGCTGGTATGCGCGTAGATGAAGACACCCAAGAGAATAGAATCAGAATGGCAGTAGACAGACTATCTGACTGCTGGCTATGTACTAATGACCAATGTAAATACAATCTAGAGGATGAAGGGTTCATAAACAACATAGTTATTGTGGGAGACCCAGCATTTGATGCTCTCAGGATGACCACACCGCATGAAGGCAAGGAGTGGGAGAACACAGAGGAAGAACCATACAACCTGTTAACCCTACATAGGGCAGAACTGGTAGATGACTTCAAGAAGTTCCAGGGAGTGCTAGACGCTCTAGGAGAGACCAAGAAGAACTTTATCTGGCCAATCCATCCACGCATCAGACAGGAAGAGGTCAAGATACCAAAGAACATCAAACTAATAGACCCAACAGACCATAAGGGATTGTTACGACTGATGAACCACGCTGAGATGGTGGTCACTGATAGTGGTGGAGTCCAGAGAGAAGCTTACTGGCTAGTGAAACCAGTAATCATTATCAGAGAACATACAGAGCATCTTGAGATTATTGAAAGAAACTGTGGGGTCCTAACTGGATTTGATAAGAAACAAATTACCAAAGCTATATTAACCTTTAAGAGTGCTGGAGTACCAGAGCTCCCAATAACACAAACTCATGAAAGAATCGAAGCAACAATCGAAGACATTGAAGGGCTACCTGATACATGTTAATGACGGTGTAACCTACCACAGACATATAGCCCCAATTAAAGCCATGGAAGGCTGGAAGTTTGAATACCCATTTTTTGATGGTGGTAGAACGGATATGAACGAACAAGAAGATGAGGAGATGCACACTCAAATCAAGAAGAGTGACATCCTTGTTACCCAGAGAAATGATATAGACAGATACATAGCGGCTAGTCAGCTGATTCAAGCTGGATACAAGATACCTTGGGTATATGACACTGATGATGACGTACACGCTGTCAGACCAAGTAACCCAGGGTTCAGGAGCTATGGGGTGAACTCACAGCACAAGAAGTGGGCAATCATGGCCATTGAGAGAGCTTTTGCCCTTACTGTTAGCACAGAGCCACTAAAGAAGGTGTATAAAGACCTCAACAAAAGGATTTACGTCTTGCCAAACGGTGTAGACCTAGCCAGGTGGGACCAACACCCTAGAGGCGAGAAGCCTAAAGACGAGATTAGACTCGGCATGCTGGTGTCAGCAGGACATTGGGAGAACATCAGGATGATAGAAGATGTCTTGAAAGAGATTCTAAAAGCATATCCAAATGTAATACTCTACACATATCTAGGCTATAAAACTGTCTACATGAAGGGTACCCCAAAGGACCAGATTAAATGGACCAAATGGGCATCAGCAGAAGACTGGCCAAAGATGTGTAAGGGATTGGCATTAGATATAGGGCTGGCTCCATTAGTAGAAAATGGTTTCAATATAAGCAAATCTAATCTGCGCTGGCTAGAGAACACAGCCCAAGGGATACCAACCGTGGCATCAGATGTAGTCCCGTATAGGACAGCTAACGATGACGCTATCATGCTATGTAGAACGGAAACAGAGTGGTTTGATGCTATTAGCAAGCTAATAGAAGACGAAGAACTGCGCAGAACAGTGGCAGAGAACGCCAGGAAACAGGTAGAGAAAGAGTTTACCACTAAGGTGGTAGCCAAGAAGTATAATAAAGTATATAGAGAGATAATTAAAGACTTTAAGGAAATATATGGAGAACCCCACAGGGACGACAACTACAGGGGAGTCAGCATCAAACGCATCGAGGATACTATCAAGTCCCGCGCAAAGGACATCCACGAAGGAAACGTCGGAAAGAGGAAGCGAAGCCCAGCAGTTTCCAAATAGGGAGGGGATAGAACCGCCAATGACTGAATATGAGCACTACGAGGGTAGTCCTTATTCTGTTACCTTCTTTGAGCTAGATGGTTATAGGATGGGTGATAGCAAGGAGTTCGACCAGTGGTATGTCAAAGCAGAGTCTATCGAGAGGTGGGCTAGAAGCCAGATAAAGACCAGGGGGCTAGAGGATAAGCTAGAAGTCTATGATTACCTGATACAGGAGACGGCAGACAAGCTCGGACTCTCACAGCACACCAACAAGCTAATGCTGCTAGACAGTATCTATAACCATACCCAAAAGGATGTTAAACCTGATACGCGTGCTAAAATTAGAAGAGTAAGGGAGAAGCTGTCTAACGAGCACGAACAGAGCAAACAACGGCTGAAGACACGTCTGACCAATGAACAGAAAAAGACTGAAGAAGCTCTCTCACTAGCATTAAAAGATATTAGAAAGTTAAAGAGAGAGAAAAACGATGGGTTACGGAGTAGACGAAAACCAGGCAGCAAAAAGTCTTGAAGAACAGTTCGACTGGCAATTAGACCATAGCGTATCACCACCCAGATGGGTGGGGGGTATTGCAGGCCTAAACACCTCTGGTGCTTATGTAGCTATTACATCAACCACAATAGGCTCTGATGAGGCTCTAGACGTCAATAGTGTCTACGGCTTTTCAATTCCTATATATGACTATCTGGCATTAACCTACGTTGCAGCTGGTAACGGTACTGGCGAAGTAGAAACAGTTGTGTATAAAGATGGTGGAGCGGGTGGCTCTACTGTAGCGACTCTTACTATTGCCTACAACTCAGACGACGAAATATCATCAGTAACTAAAACCTAGGGGGCAAGATTCCATTTAAATTCAACCCTTTTACAGTGAATCTGGACAAGGTAATAGATGATACTACCTTTAATTTTTACAATGGTGCTTTTCAGGAACATTTTAATGCTTTAGCCACCTCTAACGGCACAGTGATAACAATGACCCTTACAAACTCTGCTGGTGGAGATTACATGACTGAGCAGTGGTCTAGTGGCAACCGCAAGTTTGATGTTAGTGGTGGTGGTGCAACTATCGTACTTGAAGTTGGAACAGACACGGTTCCCAAGATGAACTACGTCTATAGGTTAGAGTCAGACAATATTTTAACTAGTAGTATATCAGGCTTCCCAACGGGTGTAGAACATATTAAAATCTCATCTTTTTATGTCCAAAGCGCTACAGCGGTAGATACAGACGGTCCGCTAATCACTCACAACTGGAATGATGGACTGCAAGGTGACAATGGCCAAGGGCACATGGCTCACATGGCAGAGCGCATCCGTAGAGATGGAGCTTATTACTTCTCAGGACTAGGTCCTAACGGAACAGACCAAGCACCAGTTCAATCGTATTTTGACTATGTAAGTGGAAGTGAGTCATACTTCAAAATGACATCTGGTGTTATTTATCAGATGCACGAACACACAATCTCAGCATTTGACTCAAGCCAAGCTGGAGACCATTTACAGGTTATTAACTGGTTTGGAGATTTCTTTCACGAAGTCAGCGACTTAACAGATATTGTAGACGATTCTACTGGCACGGGATTGGCTAATAAATACTTCAACCTATTCTTCTTTGCAGTAGGCAACAAGGGTGGAACTCACTCACCTATGATGTGTCAGGTTCCAAATGGTAGCTATTCAACTCAAACCGCTGCCGAGAATGATGTTGATGGTTATGATAATCTAGCGATGCCTAGAGAATTCGCATTAGATTCATCTACTGGAGTGCCAATTTGTAGAATGACTTTAAGGTGGTCTGGTGCAAACCTCACACACATCTCTACAACTGACCTTAGAAGCGATGGTATTACAGCGGGTGGAGGAGGGACTGGCTCATTAGTTGAGTTCCCTGACAACCAATTTACAATATTTGATGACGGTGACGTAAGTAGGATTGCTACCTTTCAGGCCTCAGGTATTACTACTGGGAACACAAGAGAATACACCTTCCCAGATGCAGACGGCATCCTTGCCTTAACCTCACAATCAGACGGAACAATAGACCATGGAGCGGACTTAGCAGGACTTACAGATGACGACCACTCTGGTTATCTTTGGTTGGCTGGTAGAGCAGGTGGACAAGTAGCATACGGTGGTGTTAATGCTGGAGATGACTTAACTTTACACTCTGGGACTGCCGACTCTAAAGACTTTATCGGTATATATGGTGGTGCTGGGTTGCTACTAAACGTAACCACTGGAGAACAGGTTACATTTGTTGAAAACGATACTGGATTTGCAAACTACAATAGAACTCTCGTTACAGTATCAACAGATGCCACAGACTCTAATTGGTGGAATTTTGCTGGAGACTCAGTAACTACTGGAACCGTTCTTAGGATGGATGCATCTGCATTAACTGGTGCTGGTAAATACATAGACCTAGATGGTGATTTTTATGTTCAAGACGGAGGCGATGTCACTCAACAGGGAGACTTATACTTAGCTGGTTCTAATAAAGAACTAAGATTCTACGAAGGTGCTAACTACGTAGGCTTTGAAGCACCTGCTTTAGCCGCTGACCAGATATGGGTGTTACCTAATGCAGATGGAGGAGCTAGTGAGTTCTTACAAACAGATGGTGGTGGTAACTTAACTTGGGCTGCTGGTGGAGGTGGAGGTGGAACTGACTGGGACATTACAGCCGACGCAGGTGGAAGTTCGACCATAACTGATGAAGATATTTTAGATATTACTGGTGGAACAGGTATTGATACTACGCTTAGTGGTGCTGGCCCATACCTTGTAACACTTGATTTCGATAGTACAGAAATAGGCACAACTACTTGGGGTAGTGGTTCTGATATCGATTGGACATTTAATGTCGGAGCAGTTACAACCGACCCATTGATAGAATTTATAGACGGTGGTGCAGACTCGATAGCAAGAATAACAGCAGACGACATAAGGTTGGCTTCCTCTGACATTACTATTGGTCAGCACGCTGGAGTAAATCCCACAGTTAATATACCTTCTCGCTACTTCACCATAAAAAACGGTTCACAGGGCACAGCGCAGGAATTTAGAATGTACGATGGTGATTATTTTGTTGGGTTCAAAGCCCATACAGGTATACCAGGACTCGTTGCTGATGTCATGTGGGAGCTACCAAAAGTAGATGGTTCCGATGGACAAGTGTTAACAACGGATGGCTCAGAAATTTTGAGTTTTGAAGATACTGTAGACACATATTCCAAACGAGTAAAATGTCAGGTTATATCCTATGGTGCAGCCACATTAGAACCCACTGCTGGTAGACATACACTTGCAACAACACCCGCAACCCCAGCTATTGTTGGTGGACCAATCATTCCATACACTGGGATGGAAAAGGGCGACCAAGTTGTAGTAACTGCAACGCTCCCAGACACATATGTAACTGGAAGTGCAATAGTTCTTAGAATAGTATTCGGTGCTACTGTAGCTTCTGGCACAGCATCAATTACACTAGATGGACACACACTGGGTACTGACCTGGTTGCTGGTAATGATGTAGACGCTAATATGGCATATCACGCTAACGATGCAGCAGTATCGCTAACAGTTACAGCTGCAAATACTAACAAATTTTTGGTTAATTCAGCATTTGAAGTAACAGACGGTAGTGGTGAGCTAGATGATGGAACAGACCCAAATATTGACCTTGTTGCTGGAGACGTAGTTTGGACAACTTTTGCTAGGTCTGATTCAGAAGCTGAACTATTAAGAATCTATTCTGTAGAATTTGCGTGGGACTAATATGACTTTTCAATCTATATGGGGAGCATTAACAAACATAGGTAACGATACCGATACGACAGTTACCACTAATACTGTTTTTGTAACTGCTTCGGTTGGTAGCCCAAGTGTTTATAGATTTAGAGGCCTGACTATAAACTCTGGTGTTACAGCAACCTTCGGTCAAAATGATGCAATCGGGACATCTTATGCCGCTGTTGTTTTATGTAATGGAGATGTAACCATTAACGGGACAATCAACACTAGTTTCGTTGTGTCTATTCCTGGAGCCGTACCAGCGTTTAACTGGGACGGAGCTACCTCTGGTGGCGCTGGAAGTGCTGTGGCTGGTGGTACCGCTGGAACTGCAGCCGCGACAACCCCGACCATCGACCAACTACTACACGGAGACGAGACACAAACAGATTTAGACTATAGAAGATTTTATATATATGAACAATGGAAGAACGCAGGTGGAGGTGGGACTGGTTACGGCATTGATACTGCTATCGGTGGTTTCCCCGCTGGTGCAATAGTTATTGTTGCTAAGGGCAAAATAACAATGGGTTCATCTGGAACCATTGCAATGGGCGGAATTGCAGGACAAACTTCTATATCTGTAAACCCCGCAGGGGGAGGTGGTGGTGGTGGCGGAGGTCTTGTTGGACTAATTTCATACCACAGTATAGTTATCCCATCTGGTGCTGTTGTGGACGCCTCTGGTGGAGCTGGGGGTTGGGGTAATCCAGCAGGAAGCTTTCTATATGTAGCTGGAGGTGGCGGAGGCGGAGGAGGCACCATCATGTCGGCTGCTCCAGTTGTTACAGTTGGTGGAACTTTAAATGTTGCTGGTGGTATGGCTGGTATCGGAACACCTGGTCGTGGCAGAAGTGGCGTATATGGTGGTGGAGGTGGTGGTGGTTCTATAGGAGCTGGTGGTAGGGGCGGTCATACTGCCTTACCTGGTCCAGCTACACCTGGTGCTGCTGGTGTCAAACCAGTATTGACAGGCACAGTAAACCTAGGACTAGTAGCATGAAGTTTACCAAGGACAAGATACTGACAGATGATGGACTTGTTGTGATGCACAGCGATGAAACCCCAATGTGCAAACAAGTTATTCAGACATTCCACCAGAGAAAGAGTGTTTTAGAGCTTGGTCTTGGCATGGCAATAACAGCCAAACTCATAGATGAATTTATGAAACCAGAGATTCACGACATAGTTGAAGAAAGCCAAGAAGTTATAGATGAATACGGAGACAAGAAGTGGAACATCATCAAATGTAGTGATGCTGAGTTTGAACCAGACAAGAAATACGATTTTATACTATTAGATACCTTCCCAATGTGGAGCACACCCCTAGAGAAGTGGGTACCACACCTAAATCCAGGCGGAGTTATCACCTGGTTAGGATTTGTTACTGGTAATGAAACTGGTAGAGATGACCTCCCCAGATACTACATGGACTGTGATGGGAGAAAATACACTCAATACTTCTATCAGGCGGAACCCCTTAAACCTGGTATATAATTAAGTCATGGATAGCGGCGATATATTACTCGAAGTAGCAAGAAACACCAACCGAAACATTTCGGCCATTTCAGCCAATGGTGGTATAGACCTTATTAACGCCTGGCAAAGAGACTGGTCTACTAGATGGCCTTACATGCCCTCTCTACAGACCTCAGCCACTGTTACGGTATCTGCCAATACAAGGACCTACTCCTTATCTGCCAGTTTAGATAAGATTTATGATATGACAGTCCCAGAGTTCTCTGCCAAGCTAAAGAAGGTAACGATAGAACAGATGAACTCTTTTGCTCCATCAGCCAGCAGTGTGGTAGGCAATCCTAAGTACTGGGCACCATTCGGACGCAGACAGATTATACTTTTCCCTACACCTGCAGCAGCTTACGACATTAACTACTACATGTATGAGAACTACATCCCAGTATCTGCTACCAGCAACACCCCAATTTCAATAGACACTAAATACCATGACGGTGCAGTCTGGTATACAACCTGGAGAATGGCACAACGCATGGGAGACCCAGGGACGCAAGAGACTGCTAAAAGGGAATACGACAGGATTTTTGATGCAGCCGTATCAGACATGGCAACAAGGTTCGCAGGAGCCAACAGTGTAAAGGTCGGTGGAGACTATACCTCTAACGGGTTTGATGACGCGGATAAGGCGACCCGAATGTTCTGGAACTAAGATGGCGGAACTAAAAGCAGCCAAATTTGTTGACTTCAAACAAGGCATCCAATCTGATACCGATGACTACGCTAACGGCGTAGATTTTATGTCTGGGGTGAACTTTACTAAAGACCCTAATGTTTTCAGGTCTAATGTTCGCATGAGCGTGATGACAGAGGCAGCAGCCACAGATGACATCACAACCCTAATCACTCAGTTTGCCATGTATAACGAAGGCGCTGGAGCTATTATGTATGGTATAGGTGGGCAGAAGATATATGGACTTAGTGCATTTACTTCTGGTACTTGGACGCGTTTACATACAGACGGAAACTCAGTGTCCAATGGAAGCATAGCTGTATTCGGAACCAATCTCTACTGGTCATCCAACGCCAAGTTGGGCAAGTATGTCGGTTCAACAACTACGTGGACAGACTCTTTTAAGGATTTAGCGGTAAACGATGGCAGTTATCATCCACTAGTCAACTTCGCTGGAAAGCTTATGGTAGGTGCCGGTAGGTACGTAGCCACACTAGATGCTGATGGAACAACTTGGGATGATACCGCACTCACACTGCCACTCAACTCTCGCATTTTTGATATGAAGGTATGGAACGACAGAATAGCCATACTGGTAGATGTTCTAACTGGTAAACGTGTGACCAAGATTTACTTCTGGGACGGTTCTTCTGATACCTATAACGAAGAGGTAACCATAGATGAACCAACACCTAGAGCTCTCGTTGATTATTTCAACCATTTGATGGTGTTCAACAGAGACGGAAGAATATTTGAATATGATGGAGCTTCTCTAAACCTAGTGCGCTCACTACCCAACGTGTCCCCAGAGACGGGTGCAAGCCTTACGGTCAACCCTGGAGGCATCACAATACACAATAACGACCTATTGTTCGGCCTCACAGGCACCAATTCAGACTTTAAAGATGGCGTATGGGCATTCTCTAGACTTGATGTCACCCATCCGATAGCACTAAACTACCACACCCCAACCTCTAACAGGAATCAGACAGACACTATAGGTGCAGTATTTGCAGCTAGCAGTGGAGACCTATACTTAGCCTGGCAGAGTGGAGCAGCTTATGGAGTAGACGTTTCAAACGCCAACAACTACCTTTTGTCATCCTGGGCAGCTGGTCCAACCCATACCCCACTTTCATATATAGACACAGTTCACCACTCCTTAGGAGACAGACTGCAAGATGTAGTCATCATGGGTGTAGAAGTTCATGTAGCAGAGAAGCCTGCTGTAGTCGGGCTGTCTACAGGTTTAGACAGTACGGTAACAATTTTCACCAATCCAGACAAATCTGGAACCTATACAGAGCAAGACATCCTCTATGAACTCAACACTTGGGATAAGGTTCACTGGTTCAGTACCCCTGTAGAATGTCGCTCTATGCAGCTTAGATTGTCGCTTTCAAACCCAGTAGCTGGAGCAGGAGAGACTAACATCAGGGGCTATACAATCTATTACCAAGAGAGGGGCCCTCTTTTCGCCAGGGAGTAAGGTATAATTAAGAGGTTATGGCCAAACAATACAAAAAAGTTGAAGACGGAGAGATGGAAGTGAAAATTTCCTCTACTAAGACAAATACCAAGACAGAAATCCATAACATAGAAGATATAACAGTAAGCAGAGACAGCCACAAAGAAGAGTACGAGAGATTAGACGACCTTCTGAAGGAGTGGGATAAGATTAAATAGCTATGGCACAAATTACAGGCAATCAATATTTAAATAAGTACGGGTTTCTACCACCTGGTTCTTCCTATTCGTCAATGTTAGACGATGTAGCTCCAGGCTCACAGTATCAACCAAGCGCTCCATCTGTAGCTAATGGTGGCATCCAACAGCAACAGCAACAGCAGCAGCAACAACAGCTTCCAAGCAACATAGCCCCCAGAGTAGCTATCGCTGGACAACCAAGCCAAGTAGACCCAGCAGCTTTTCTAAAGACAGCCAACCAACAGGTTGGATTGGAAGCATTGATGTCAAGACAACCAGGAACTTTTGATGCACAAGCAGCCTACCAGGCATTTTTAGAAGCAGGTGGGGCCACTGGCCTATCAGAGGACATAGCGGGTCTTAGAACCCAACAGAACACCCAACAGAGAACCCTAGAAGACCTACCAGAGAGCATCCTAGAAGGAGCTCAAGACGTAGGGCTTTCTCAAGGGCAACTCAACCGACAAGTAGGACAAGAGAGCCGTCCAATTATCAGAAACATCTCAGACCTGTTAAATTCAGTTTCAATATTACAAGAACAACGACAAGGTTTAGTGCAGGGTGCAGAGCGCACTGCTCAGTTTGGCCTACAACAAAACCAACAGCAACAAGACATCTTCGGAAGAGAACTACGGGCCGCAACCAGTCAAAGAGACCAATTGTTCCAGGGACTATTCGGACAAGCACAAACAGAACAGAGCCAACAGTTCCAATCACAACAAGCACAAACACTTGCCACAGCAAGAGAGTCTGAATTTTCAAGAGACCTAGCTCAAAACCAAAGCCAATTTGATACCAGTCAAGCGAATAGGAGCAGAGGTGGCGGTGGCACTGGTGATGGAACACTGTCTCAGTCCGTTCTTCAGACGGCAGATACTATGGCGGCACAATACGGTGTAGGTGGAAACGACGAGCGCTATTCATTGTTTGTAGAAGCTGCGCAACTTTTCCCTAATTATCCAGCCAGACAAGAGGACTATTTGCAACGTGCTGGACTAACAAGACCAACCATACGTTCAGGCGGTAGCAGCGGACAACAAACCGTAGGCGGCTGGTGGGCAAATCTATTTAGCAACCCAGTGAGTCATCGCAAGACCCCATTAAAATAAGAAGGAGCGGCAACTATGGCTACGCTAAAGCAACTCCTAGAACAAAACAAACAAGGTTCCTCTAACGACTACCAGCGAGCAGCAATAGCTGAACGCGAGTCTTTAATAAAACAAGTTGGCGGTAGAGTACCAGAGAAGAAGAAACCTAAGGTAGGTTTCCTTCAACGTTTAAGTATTATAGGAGATAGTCTTGGTGCAGTCATCAGAACTGGCATCTTCGCAGCCATGACACCAGAGAAGGAATCAGTACTAGGTGCAGCAGCAGGAGCATTGGTTGATAGAACCAAACGTAAATACGGCTCAGACCTGCTAGATGAGATGGGTGTTACCAACAAATATGGTAAGGCTATAGGTGGCTTCGCTTTAGATATGGCACTAGACCCACTCTCATGGGTAACTGGTGGTGCTGGAGGGCTCTTCTTTAAAGGTTCTACAGTGATGAATAAAGCTGGCAAACTGCTTACTCTAAACAAGGCTGGAACCAAAGCATTACAACAAACACTGTCAAAAATACCAAAAGTAGTCAGACCAGCTGGTGTCACTCACCAAGGAGAAATTACTCGATTTGCCGAACTGTTAGGTAGGGAATCGAAACTAGCCGAAGCCTTTATAGATAAGGGTGGTATTAAGTTTATGGGTGCACAAACTCCATTAACAGCAGCCAAGCTGGGCAGACTAGCACAGGTGACAGGTATCTCATTGATGGCAAACAAATTCTCTAAAACAGCACTAGGCAAGGCTGGAACAGCTATTGCTGAACTTTTGGTACCTGATAAAAAATATGCAAACATGCTCAAGGCAGCCAACATAGGACCAGATGAAGCAAACCAACTATTGGCTTTAAGGGCTGGTTCCCGTGGTGCTAAGTCATTAGCCATAACCGACAGAACAGAGTTCCTCAAAGAGAACTACAAAACAGTAATCGAACACGCAGATACCATCGGGATAACCAGTGGAAACAAGGCGGAAAGGATTGCCCATGGCATGACGTACGCAGCTGAGGGTGACCAGGTAGCGGCACAAATAGCAAGGGAGTTTGGTGAAGGTCCACAAGGATGGGACAGAGCAGCGCAACAGCTATATGATGCTGAGTACGCAGCCCAAATTGAAAGAGGTACAAGCGTTAGAAAGGCCATAGTAGCTGCGAAGAAAAAGAAACAAAGACTTACAGACGGCAAGCTAATAATAGATGCCATGAATGGAACTGCATTTCCCCCAGCGTTACAAGACGTTTATCAGGGTGTCTTAAGAGAATACAAAGGCATCGCAGAGAGAGATAGAGCGCTAGGGTTCATCCGTAGCAAATTGGACGACTACATATATAGAGGGACAAAAAGAGTCACCCCTGGTGGTGGAGCATTCGGAAGAGTATCCAAAGCAGGTATCACAGGAACGCATGGCAAAGAGAGAGTCTTTGACACTATTTTAGATATAGATTTAGCAGCTAACTGGGAAAGAGAGTATGACTTCTTTAAAGGAGTTACTATTCGTGGAACCACCAGTGACGTAAATGCTGTTAACAAACTTTATGTAAACAACCTAGCCAAGATGGCTGGGGTGCCAAAAGCAGCCAACAAAAGCATTCCGCCTGGTTGGGTAGACGGCTCATCACTCAAGATTCCTGGTGTTAAGGGAACATTCAAAGGCATCATGGTGCCACAAGCTATAGCTGATGACCTTGTAAAAGCAACCAAACCATTCCTAGATACCACAGAAAGCAAAGCACTCCTCTCTGGACTAGAAACCTATATGAACCAATGGAAGACAGGCGTAACTGTATACTGGCCAGCTTTCCACATTAGAAACGCTGTCTCTAACGTATTCAACGCCTCCTATCTAGGTGGTGCTGATATGAAGGTATTCACAGAGTCTATGAAATACCAGAAGGCCATATCCACAGGAGTTGGACTAGATGACATAGTAAAGGGTACTGGGCTCACAGTCAGACAATTACAAGAGGAAATGATAAAGCACAACCTCTGGGGCTTTGGTGGACAGACCCAACAGGCACTCACTGGTCCACAAGGAGCAAGGATGCTAAACAGAGCACTGGGCAAGGGGAGTAACAAGGTTCACGACTTTGCTATGGGCGTCGGTAACACTATAGAAACAAACTCTAAGATGGGCTCCTTTATAGACAGGCTTCGCAAGGGCGACTCACTAGACAACGCCGCAATGCACGTCAAGAAGTTCTTATTTGATTATGACGACCTAACAGATTTTGAGAGAGGAACAATGAAACATTTGATTCCCTTCTATACATGGATACGCAAGAACACACCACTACAGATTGAACAGATGTTAAAGAAACCAGGCAAGTTCCTTGGGCTTGGAAGGGCAATGGACGCAGCTGGTAGAGCCTTCGGTGAAGAACTAACCCCAGAAGAACAAGCAATGTTACCAGACTTCGCTATGGCTGGTATAGGGCTAGACAAAATAAACCTAGGCAAGGATAAGAACGGTAAGTTCAGAACCATCCTTTCCCTTGGTCTACCATATGAAGACCTGGACAAACTTGGTCAAGCTGGTAAAGAGATACTAGGTTCACTCACCCCACCACTTAAATACATCCTAGAGGAAATATCTGGTAAGGAGTTCTTTAGGAACAAACCGTTAGAGGAAGCCAACAAGGTATCACAGTCCACTGGGTATCTAATTGAGAACTTTGCATCAGACAAGGTAAAAGAGCTATTAAGTTTCAGCAAAAAAACTACAGACTTTGGCACAACCTACAGGCTCAACCCCAAACTGGTTCACTTCTTAGGGCAAGCACCTATTACACGTGCTGGTTCTACATTGAGAAAACTAGAGAGTCTAACCGACTCAGAACGAGACACTATCGGCACAGCCCTCAGTCTTATAGTTGGTATGAACACATACAACGCAGAGGCTACATCCTACTTCAGAAACCAAGAGAGATTAGAAGAACTCAATAAAGTAATAGACGAGTTATATCCAAAGATAAAGAAGTTTGAAAGGCTTTGGATACCATAATGCCAGAAGAATCAATACAACAACTTAGGAAAGAATTTAAAGCCCATATACATACTGGGGTAGATACCAAGCGTGTTAAATATGCCAACCTAGAGGGCACCTCAGTAGACAATAACAACCTCTGGAAGACATTTACCGCTGACACTGGTTCAGCTTCAGCCAACAGTCCAACAGACACATTCACATTCACAGGTGGTGAGGGTATAGATACATCTATAGCAGGCGATGTAGTAACCATAGCAGGAGAAGATTCTGCTGCAGGCAATAAAGGAATAGTTATAGTTGCAGCTGGAGAGGGTATAGATGTTACGTATGGAGCTGGAACGGCTACAGTGGCTGGTGAGGACGCTACAACGGGTAACAAGGGTATAGCCAGCTTCGCTACAGCTGACTTCAACGTAACAGCAGGAGCAGTAGAGGCTAAAGACACCATAGTTAAATCAGTAGACAGCGACTCAGGAGCAGCGACACCTTCAGGACACGAAGTTACTATAGCTGGTGGTACTGGTATTACAACATCTGGCTCAGGTTCAACAATCACAATAGCAGCCTCTGGAGGAACAGATGTTCCATCTTGGCTAACAGACAGTTTTTTCATGCAGGGACATTACAACGACGGGATGCAAGAAACAGGCGGAGCCTCTGTAATAAGGCTAGCACAGTTTACTCAACTCAAACAAACATCAAATATATCCTCGCTATCAGATGGCGGAGGAAACATAGACGCCTGGGATGCGGACCACGAAATAACCTGCCCATTTTATTGGTGGTGGAATACTGGGGCTGGTTCTGGATGTGCTTATTTTATGTTGCTGACCGCCACTGGAGGCCAGCCAGCTTCTACCTCATCTGTATATACAGGAGCGCATATTGGGTTTATAACCGACAGTAGCGCAGCAGCTGGTGTTACCAAACTATATGCTAGCAACGCCGATGGAACCACCCAAACAAGGACAGACGTATCTGCATCAGCTTCAACAACAGCAACATGGTATAGATTAAAGGTTGTGTTTGATTCTGGGACTAATGTTAAGTTTTATATTGATGGTGCTCTTGTAGCCACACACACAACCAACATGCCGTCTGGGAATGTAACAGTACCATTATTGTCTATAGGCTCTTATGTTTCAAACAATAATGTTAAAGCATGGTGTGGCAACAACTACACATGGAAGCATTCTATACCCTAAACCACTGATATAATTAGATAGCAATGAAAGAAACAGAACTAACAGAAATAAAGGAAGACGTAAAAGAAAACAGAACCGACATCAAGCTTATGCTTGGGAACCATCTTCCACACATGTCAGCCGACATAAAAGAAACCAAGACTAACGTCTCATGGCTTATGAAATTCTTTTGGGTAGTAGCTACCGCATCCATCGGCTCACTCATTGCAGCCGTATTAACTTTGATTTTGAAATGAGCTCCTTGACATAATTAGTATTGTATGTTAGGCTCCAAGTAATACTATTGAACTTGGGGGTTCATGGAAAACATACAGAAATTTGAATATCGGACAGCAGAGATGCTGTCTGTAGTTTTGTACTTTGGAGGTGTCCTATGAGGCGAATCAATTGGACCCAACAGGAGATTGACTTTCTACTCGCAGAAGTAGATAAGAAGACTCCATACGCTAAGATTGCCTCACTGATGGGCAGCGAGTTTAAGCGTACATTCACATCAGACATGGTTAGGAACAGGGTTCATATACTTGGCAAGGCCAAGAAGAAAGAACCCAAGAAACTCCCGACCGTTGAGGAACAGGTGGAAGAACACCGCCTCAAGAAGAAAGTCAGCGAGAAGACCAAGCTGGAGAAGCAGTTGGTCGAAGAGGTTGAAAGGTTGGAGCGAGAGAAGACGCTGTGGTTTTCAATGGAAGACAACAGAACATCCTATCGCATCATACCCAGTAAGTCTCCCAAGGTAGAGGCAAGTGCCTTCCTTGTAATGTCTGACTGGCACATTGATGAGACGGTGAAACCAGGCACAGTCAACGGAATGAACGAGATGAACGAGAGGATTGCGGATGAGAGAATCCAAAACTTCTTCAACAACTCAATCGCTCTGTTGAAAATGGCTGGAGCAACCACGAAAATCAACAAGGTCGTACTGGCTATGCTCGGTGACTTCATTAGTGGTAGTATCCACGATGAGCTCATGGAAGCTAACTGGTGTCGGCCAATTGAAGCAGTTATCTGGGTGGAGGAACGCCTAGTGGCTGGTATCAAGTTGATGCTGAAGGAAACCGACTTTGACTTCCTCGCTATATGCCACACTGGTAACCACTCAAGGATTACCAAGAAGAAGCATATCGGCACTCAGACTGGTAACTCAACAGAGACCCTGTTGTACTACCACCTGAAGAGTAGGTTCAAAGACGAGCCACGGATTGATTTCGTCATTGCAGAAGGTTATCTGACCTACCTAGAGATAGGTAACAAGACAATCAGACTGCATCACGGAGATGGCTTCCGCTACAACGGAGGAGTTGGGGACATCTACCCAGGAGCTTATCGTTGGATTGGCAAGTCAAATGGCTCACGCCATGCAGACCTGGATGTCTTCGGACATCACCACGGCTACAGGAATGGAGGTAACTTCATCTGTAACGACTCACTCATCGGGTATACAGCTTACGCTGCCGAGAGAGGGTTCACCTTCCGCAGACCATCACAGAGATTCTTCATGTACACCAAGCGTGGAGAAGTGATTGCAGAGTATCCAGTCTTCCTCGACTGACCAGTTTGCACCCCATCCTAGGCATGATATAAAACTGCCTACCAATTTAACTAAGGAGGGGTATGAAAGAAGCAGAAAAACGCAAACGTACACCAGTATTTTCAGGAGTATTACGATACTTCCCAGATGCAATTAGATATGTATCACAAGTATCTTTGGCTGGGAATGAACAACACCACCCAGACGAGCCACTACATTGGGATAGGAGTAAGTCCACAGACGAACTAGATGCCCTTACCAGACACTTAATAGACGCTGGTAAAACTGATACAGATGGCATATTACATAGCGGAAAGATGGCTTGGAGAGCTTTAGCAGCCCTTCAAAAAGAGCTAGAAGATTTGAATAAGGAATGATGCACCTTACAACTAGGAGGTATCAAAAATGAGTGTCTTAGACGTGGTTGGAATGCTACTCGTTCTAACATTTAACTTCCTCTTTTTTGTGAGGAAGGATTACAGGCCATGGTACTTGGCGTGTGGGCTGGTAGTGATTACATTCTCTATCTGGCTCTACAACCCGAGCGCTACTGGCGCCATCTGGTTCAACCTGATTTCTCTGGCGTGTATTTTGTATGGGATTTACAACCCACCAATACCACCAAAGCCGAAGGAGTCCAGATTCAAACCGCCCTTCTAGGGCAAAGGAGAACCCGTGAAGTACTATCTCAACTGTGCTGATGAAGATTGTGATTGCAAACATCTCATCCTAGTAGAGGTTGAGGTAGAAGGCGACACATTCTTAATGAGGCTGAGGTGTAACTTCTGTGACACCATTACTACTTTTAACTTGTGGGAAATCTACGAGGACAGAGGTGGTGATGCGTAATGGATATCAAACTCAGCTGCTCTATTTGTAATTGTGAAGGATTCAAACTAGAGACGATACAGGTAGACACCAAGGAGGAGACAATCTTCCTACTGGGTGAATGTCCATACTGTAATCGTTTTGTGCGAATCTCTCTCAATGAGACCATACAAGAGGCTTTAAAGGAGGCCGACAATGGAGACTGTTCTTAAAATCTTCGGCATTGCCTGTGGGCTTGCCGTTGTCAGCTATGCCATCTATCTAACGGTAGCTGGCTACAACGACAAGGAGGACAACTGTGACTCGTGAGGAGTACAGGGCTCAGTTCAGAGCCGCACTTATCCATGGTGATGACCTAATGGCTGCGCTGTGGGAATGCCAAGTCCACCGCATCCACATGGGCAAAACCAAGGAAGACCTTGACGACCTTCATGGAGAAGTTCTCCAAGAAGTCAGAGCAGAGGGTTATCCCATCTGCAACTAGGAGGTGCGTATTGCGCATTGGAGTCGACATAGACGGCACAATCTGCAACTTCTCCTATGCATTTTGCTCTATAGCCTGGGAAGTATTCGGCTATAAGACAAGGTGGAAGGAGCTGTCGCAGGGTGTACACCGTACACAGTTCTTGGAAGTCTATGACTACATGATTCGTGAAAACGTGTTTCTCTCCATACAGCCGTATGCAGGAGCCGTGGACACGCTGAAGTCGTGGAAAGCCCAGGGACATGAAATCGTCTACATTACCCGTAGGCGTCCAGGAAACGACCAGAACCTGCTGATTAAGCATGAGACCCAGACTAAGCTCTGGATTGTGCAGAATCATTTCCCACCAGGAGATGTTATCTTTACGCAGGACAAGCTGGATTACTGTGAAGCTAATGCAATCCCAATCCTAGTAGAGGACTATCTGAAAGATGCCCTCGAATGGACTGGAGCATTCTTCGCAAGCTCAGGCACTAGGTTTAGGGTTTATCTTATTGATAGGCCTTGGAACCAGGGAGACTACCCTCACAGGATTAAAGACCTGTCGGCGGTGGAAGTTGGCTAAGAGCAGAAAGGCCAGAAGGTCTAAAAGGGCTAGGAAGCGTAATGTCAGTGGACATCATGTAATCCCCAAAAGTCGCGGTGGTAGGGATGTAAGTGTAGTACGAATAAGTACGCGGGCACACGAAGCTTGGCATGTGTTATTCGGAAACGCTCTCCCCTACGAAGCGCAACTGTTAATTGACAAGTACTGGTCGACTCAAGAGGTCGACGACACTGTGGAAATCCCACGGCAGTGCAAGTGCTATTTCAGGCGCTAAAGGAGGCGGTACCTCTAATCAGGAGGGGGTTTATAACCCCTTCCTTTTACTTTAGATAGTATAATGAAGAGACATATATATTAAGCAAGAAGGAGATACAATGCCAAGAAAGGTATCAAGTAGAACAAACAGAGGAAAACGCAACAGAGCCTCTATTAAAAAGACCAAGCGAACAGTCAAAAACATTAAAGAGGACGCACGCAGAAGTGTCCGTTCTGCCGTAATAAAGACAAAGAAGTTTCTAAAGACGCCAGCCAGAAAAGCTGCTAGACGTAAGCAAGACGTTTTAAGAAGTGGCAAGCAGGGACCAATATCTGATAGTGTTAGAGACTTGTTGATAAAAAGAAAGAACGCGGCCAGAGCTCGCGCTAGGAAGAACCAAAAGGTTGTTCTAGACCCCAAAAAACGCAAACAGAAAGCCAGAGACCAACGATAAAAACAAAAGATATATCATTCAATCCCCAAGATGATAGAGCTTATCAAAAAGACCTGGTTTTATATCAGGCTAGTGTGGAAGCACGAAATGAAGAAAGCAATTAAATGGCTGGACAAGACATTCACAAAATAAATAGTGGCGGAGTACCCGACCTAGAAGACGGACGGGACTTTCCGTTTGAAGCATTCGTAGGAGCTGAGGGAGACTTCCCAACTACATACGATTGGCGTGACCAGTATCCAATTAAAAAGAAGGGTCAATGGAGGAGCTGGGCATGTACTGGTTTCACTACTTCTTCATACGCAGAGGTATTAAACTTTGCAGAAACAGGTGAATACCTAGAGCTATCACCGCGCTGGATATATGCATTCGTTTCACTAGGGATGTATCAGGGTGCCTACACCAGACACGCTGTTATGCGGTTGGTAAATGCAGGTGACGCCCCAGAAGCAATCTTCGGCAGTGAACCAATGACAGAAGAACACATGACTGACACCTCTGGCTCTACCCCAGCTATAGAAGCTGAAGCTCTTATTTATAAAGCAAGACTGGCCACCTCTATTACAGATAAAGACAATTTTGAACTATTAAAACTTGCCATCTACCAGAACAAAGGGATTACCCTAGGTATCGGCAACCATGTTATGTATGCACCAGCTTATAATGAAGATGAAATAATTTGCCAAGACTCACTGTATGGCAACGATAGAGTAATCACTAGAGCTAATGTAGAGGCAGGCAAGCTACATAGCTTGTGGACTATAATTGATGAGGTAAACGAAGAGGAGAATGATATGACAGTAAATGAGGGAAATGCAAACGGCATTCTATATGCCATCACAAAAAAGGTCGACAACCCAGAGAAGAAAGCTCTGGCAGATGCTCTAAATAACGGTGACCAGAAGACGGCCACCAATATAATAGAGAACGCTATATTAAGTAAAATACAGGAGCTATAGTATGTTCGCAGGATACAAGACTTATACTTTCGCTTTCTTGTTAGCTTTGTTGGTCATCGTACAAGCATGGGGTTGGATTGAATTCACACCAGAACTTTACGACACCTTATTCGCAGCCTTTGGGTTCGGAACAGCTTTCGGAATTCGCGACGCAATCAAGTAAGACAAAAAGAAATTATAAAAGAAGAGCACCCATTTCTGGGTGTTCTTTCTTTCTTTCTAGGAACACAACGACGTTATGTTCTACCCGAGTAATACTTCTTCTAGTGTCAGTGTATCTAGGTTCAGAACCTCAGCATACTTGGCTAAGGTCTCTGGTCTATTTTTACGCCCCCAGAGCTGCATAATCAGCTGGTACGGAATACCAGTCTTTTGAGTGAAGTCGTAGTAGCTGTTATAGCCAGCACTAATCACTAAATCTCTTGGGCTCTTTATTAGTTTCGCATCTGAGGTCATCTATCTCCTTTTGCATATTTAATATATCTTCTAGGTGTACACAAGCAATGATAGGCTTTCCATTACTGTGAATCACTAACATGGGTGGGCTGTTGAGAGATGCCTGGCTTTCAGCCTGCTTCCAGAACTCATAGAACTTAATCTTTTCTTGGTTCTTGGCCTCTATAGTCCACGGAAATTGTGGACAGAAGACATCTCCCTTCAGTCTGAACGCACCACTACCTGCCATTCTAGTAGCTTGGTAGCCGAACTTGGTTTCAATCATCTTCGCGATGTCTTTCTCAAGTCGTTGGCCTTTTGCTTTTCTAGACCTGTATGTGTTCGCTGTCATCAGTTCCCCCAGTGGCTTCATCTCTTGCTATAGCGTCATCTATCTTATTCTGCTCATCGTCATAGCTCCCCTCAGGAGTTGTTAGCTTTTTAAGCATTTCCTTTATCTCTTTGGTGTCTTCATACATTTGGTAGACAGTGTCTTCTAGTGATGTTGGTAGCTCACCATCCTGTAGACTGGCATCTTGTACATACCATCTAGAGGTAGTCTCTTGTCCTTGATAGTCATAACTACTCTCTCTAACCATCCATGCTACCTTGTCTCCAATCTTGAACTTACCTTCTGCTGAGTTGATGGTGTTTCTCTTATCACCAAACTCTATGCTGTACTTATAGAAAGGCTCACCCTTCTTGTTCTGTTTTTCTATCTTTTCTGTTATCTCTCCTTGTACGCTAATTACTTTGTCCATACGTGTCCTCTTTCTTAATTTACTCTCCTATAACTAATCGTTTTTAGCCCCTCTAGCCCCAAAGTAATGGTAGAGTACCTGTTTGGGGGTTAACGTGCGCTACAGAGCCTCCTAGACGCCTAGATATGCATCTTAGACTTGTAGTTGCTGTACTTATATTGGAAAGTGTCGGGTTCTGGTGGATTTGGGGGTGTTTTAGTTTCCCAACACTCGTTGAGCATATCCCACTCAGCTAGCACCTCGGCCAACATCTCTGGATTTCTCTCTACTGGAATCTCTTCACGTCTGCCTTCGTTTCTACCAACATAGAACAGTCTTAGTTCGTCAGCCTCTTGTCCCATTATGTAATCGTAGGCTAGTAGCTGTTTAACATGATGGTCGTAGGGCTTGATGACTCCTCCACCCTCCTTCTTCATGTGACTGTATGCAAATGAGTTGACTGTCTTTATGTCGTAGAGTATTTTCTTGCCGTCTATCTCTACATAAATATCGTAATGACCTTTGACGTTGTATTCGTCTGAGCTAACTGTGTCCTCCATACCCAGAATTTTAACCTTTTCACACTTTTTAGTCTCTTCTTGGATGAGTTCGTGGACTAGTGTGCCCATTTTCATCAACATCTGAGACCTAGATAGGTCGTAGTCATCTATAGGGTCGGTAGCCGTGCCCAATCTTCTGTGGTAGGCATCAAATGGCATCCCTATAGACGACACGCGCCAATAGTCCTTGGGGAGCTGAGAATAAAACTCCTTAGAGATTACTCCGTCTAATTGTTCGCGAAGTGATGGCATTTATTCCTTTGGTGCTTTGTATTCTTCTGCACATTTAACTGCGTCGATGATTGCCCAGATAACTAACGCTGGGTATAGGATGAAACCTATGCCTATCACCATCGACATATACGATGCGACTGCTCCACCCAAGAACAATAGTCCTCGGTTGAATTGCCCGCTATACATCTGTCCCAATCCTGGGATAAGGAAACTCAATATCCCTGCTAGTGTCTTATCTTTCTTCATAGTTCTCTTTCTTTAACAATATATTTAACCTACGTCATCAGTACAGGTATCACAGAGAGAATAGCTCTCATCTCCGACCTGTTTGTAGTTATCAGTCTTGTTTCCACATCTATCACAGGTTAGTGGTTGGACACGTCTCATCTTGTCGCACTTGTTGCAGACTTCTAGGTTAGCAACATCAGGCATCCATTTATGAGCACAGGCTGTCTTTTGACACTCTAGGCAGATGAAATACTTCATACCATCACTACCAGCCAGATAATCTAAACCATCAGGAGTAAATTTCTCTTCACAAAACCAACATGGTTTCTCATTAAGGTCTATACCCTTAGATACTTTCACGAATGATTTGTGGAACTCTGTTGCATAATCCATGATGTCTCCTTTCTTTATTAGCTAATTAGAAGGTATCATACATGTATTAAAAAAGCAACCCTTTTCTAGTATAATGAGGGGGATATATTAAGAATAATGTGGAGGTACCAACAATGGGAACCATGACACCAATGACCACGAAGAATTTTAACCAGAGAGGTAACCCAATGGCAGAAGAAATTATTGAGGAGACTACCGAGGAAACTCCAGAAGAGGAAACTGTTGAGACTGAGAGTGACGACACTCCACTTGACGAAGAAGAAGAGACTGAGGTAGAATAGTCTTACCCCCAAAACGCAGAGACCCATTTGACAAGAATGGGTTTTTGCTATATGTTGCATGTGTTAATATGAGAGTATGAGAAATATAAAGGCATACAGTTCGTTAGCGAACAGCCCGACAGAAGTGTCGCCTACCTTTAGGCATCTCAGCATTTGTGTTGGGCTTTTCGGCAAGGAGCATTATGGCTAGGCCAAAGTTAGAGAATGGATATGTTAGATTAAGCAACGAATTGTTGTCGGCAATCGTTGTTGCAAAGCTAAGTGGAACGGAATACCAAATACTTTTTGGTGTTATTCGTAAAACTTATGGGTGGAATAAGAAGTCCGACTGGATAAGCTACTCCCAGCTTGAAGAAATCACTGGAAGGACACGAAGGGCAATAGCAAAGTCCCTTAGTAAACTAGTGAACAAAAGTATACTAGTCAAAGAACCCAATAGTGGGAAAAAGAACCTCCTGAAGCTAAATAAAAATTGGGAGGAGTGGAAAGAACTAGGGAACAAAAATGCACTAGTGAACAAAAAGGTACTTACTAGGGAACTTTTGGTGTCTCAACTAGGGAACAAACGGACCACCACAATAAACACCAATACAAAATACACTAAACAAAAGGGAAATCAAGATTTCGGGGAAGCAGACCCATTAGCAAGATACCCATTAAATGGAGATGGTAATGCAGGGGTTTAACGGGGTGGGTACACCAGGCCCAGTTAGTGTTACTCGGGTAGATGGTAGCGAGTATGTGACTGAGGATGAGAAGGATATATGGCGTGACCACTATCCAAAGTATTCCGACTATCTAAAAAGTGAACACTGGGCAAACATTAAGAAGAGATATAGGAAATCTAAAGCACCAAAAGAGTGTGTGGTGTGTGGAAATAAAAAGTATCAACTCCACCATCGGACATATAAGCGTATAGGTCACGAACATCTTGGAGATTTTGTGGCTCTATGTGGCAGGTGTCATCACGCTCTTCATAGACAACATAAGTATATGGATGAGTCATTGTGGCATTTCACCAATCAGTTTATTAAATTAAAAACGAAGCCCAAGAGATACCAGAAACGAAAAAGAAAGAAGAAAAGAAAATGATAATGTTCACTATAGGAATCATTACAGGTATAGCAATAACTCTGGGAGTAATACTAATTTATATTGGGAGGAAATAAGATGAAGAACTATGAGTTAATTATGATGTTGCTAAGACTGGTGTCGGCACGAAAGATAAACCCTAAACAGGTGAATTGGTATAACCTTGACCCCAAATTGTTTAACAAACATTAAACCCCTCTGCGACCATTAAATAAACATAAGGAGACTAAGAGATAGACGTTGATAAAGAATATCGGGGAAAACTTAAAACCATTGGAGCATGGTTAATTTCTGGCAAAGACCATAAAGGCAACCAATTCAACTATGACGACTGGCGAAAATACAAGAACAAGCTAAATCTGATATACAATGGTACTGAAGAAATAACAGTAGCCCAAATAAATCAGGTGTTCAATGCCCCGAGTAATCAAATTAAAAGAAGCTTCCAAAATATCAAGGCTCCTAGCCGAAGGCAAGAGCGTTAGAAAAGTTGCCGAGATAGTTAAAAGAAGCCCGAATGCTGTTCAGGCTGTTAAAACTAATTACCCTGAGCTAGTTGATAACGCTAAAGAGAAATACAAAATCAAGATAGTAGAAGAATTACAACCCTCCATAGATACTGTGGTGGAGCTTAGAGATGGAGCTAAAAATGAGGGTGTTAGATTACAATCTGCGAAAACTCTCATAGATGAGGCTAAAGACATAGTAAATCCTGCCATGACTAACAAAATCTCTATGGTGTTCAACATCACAGATAAACCTAAGATAATTAGAGAAGTCATACAATCAGAAGAAGCCGAATAGGCGATAACATACCAACTAGTTCACTTTAAACAGCCCCCTAGCGTTACGCTCTATTCAGCATTCCCCCATATCTAAATCTGTTCTAACAGGCAGTCTATACATACCCCTGTGGTATTGCAACCACCTTCATTTTTAGCTACTATAACTCTAGGACAGTTGGCATATATATTGTCATAGTGTGAGCCATCAGACCTTTTATTCCTAACAATATATTTCTCCCCAAGATGTGGGCAGTTTACTCTTTCGGCACAATAAATGGGTGTATCTGTTAGTAGTTCTAACTCGTTTTCTTCCCACAATCCACCACGCTTTAGAGTTGTGATTGTTTTGGGTTCATCCTTAAAGTCTTTCTTTTTTATTATTTTCATATCATCCTTATTCCTTTAGTGCTATGTCCATAGAAGGTAACATTTCCCGCATACAGTTGGTATGTTCTATCTATATTCCATTTCCAGTCATTCCAAAACTTTGTGTCGCTAACTATTTGTGGGTGAAAGTAGCTATTTATTCCAAATCCCATATCAACACCAACAGTATTAGCCGAGCTGTCATGTATGCGGTCATGTGTCCACAACCCATTTTCACCATTTAATGTGTAGATGAAATCAATATCGTAGTGGCTTATTTCCCACGCGTACTTAATCTTTTCATTTTGGGCATCACTTCCATTTAATAGGACTGGAAAACTACGCCAATCACCATATCTCTCAGTAGAGCTGACATCTAGTACTACTTGACTGTCTATCGTGGCTTGTAGAGCCTCTGAGTGCGTCATAATAGGCGCTGAGAGGGTTATAACTGCCACTATTACCATAAACAACAGAAACATTGCCGAAATGAATGATTTAAACAATCTCATAATTTGGGTTTACTGAATATGTTGGTACACTCGTTTTGTGAAATGTGATAAACATAACCACATCACCAGTATCGTCATTGACCAGAGAGTATTTAAAACCCCTGCCAACTTTTTCTAAATGGCTACCAGAGATATTGACTCCATGCTCTTTACCAAAATCAGTTAGATGAAACAGCGCCATATTTGCTAGTATTTCTTTCATAACTAAACTCCTTATTTAGTGTTTTTAGCATTGTCATATATAAAGTCAGCGACTTTCGTATAACTGTCCAATAGCTCTTGCTTGACTTGCGTATCTTCTGTTGTTGTGTCTGCTTCAGCGTCCAATACATTTAGACACTCCATAAGCTCATCTAACTCACTTCCCGCTTCTATTTCCATTTCGTTGTTCATAACTAAACTCCCATATTATTATTTATATAATTCTCAAAGTCGCTACTAATTATCTTAGCTTGATACATCTTGATAGGGCGTAGAAACCTATTACTACTGGTATACATATCTATTCTGTAATGCTTAAACCCTAAACGCTTTAAATTCTTTAGAAACAATTGATGTTTAGCTCTTTCAAACCAATCTCTATTGTCCATATCTCTATTATTTGGTTTCATCTTGTAGCCCTTTCAATGTAAATGCTCCGACCTTTATTAACCCTTTTTGTTCAATCTGTCTTATTCTTGCTCTGGTTACTCCAAACCTTTTGCCTACTTCCTCTAATGTCTGGGGCGGTTTACCTGCTAGTCCCCACCTCATAGACAGTATTGTGGATTCTCTGGGCGTAAGGTATTCAAACTCTTTGAAGTTTTTCATTGTCTTATTCTTTATCTGGTTTACAAGCGTGGTTTAACTCACCACAATTATCACAAACTTGCTCTATGACTATTTGTTCTCTCTCATCAAACTCACCATAGCCACTTGCGTCTAACCACTCAACAGCTTCCTTCTCTGTCTTAAACTCGCCTAAACTCTTTTTTACAAATACTTTATACATTGTCTTGCCTTTCATTATTTATATAGGTATTGAGAGCTTACTAGCTGTTTATTATTGCGACCTATCAGGTCAAGCATTATTCAGGTGTTCAGCTCTCATTTGTATTTAGATTAGTGTACCCATGTCTTACTACAATTATCGCCACTCTCGTTTATGTACTCTCTTATATATGGCTTGTTATCTGTCTTGCTTCCTGATATGACTTCATACACTCTGCTAAAGTCTGCGAAACTTCGTGCTGTTTTCTTTTCAATCAAAAGCTCTTTTCCGTCATATTTCTGTATTGTGAATACCCTGTAATAGTTTTGACCGCCTGTAAAACCATTGTCATGACCTATCACAACAGAATTGTCTTTACTCTGTCTTGCTAACATATAACCCATTAAAAGATATATGTATTTGTCGCCTTTGTATTCTTTCATGTCTTGCCCTTCTTTTAATTGCTTACCTGTTTATATACTACATGTTCTAATTAAATTAGTCAATGGTTTTATTTGCTAAAACTTGCTTTTACTTGTGCATTGTCTAAATAGTTATGTTTTGCCATAAAACTATTTTTAGCGTCTTTACAGGTCTTATAGCTATTTGTGCTCGTTTCATAGGTATAATAGCCGTTCAAGTCTTTTAAAAATAGGTCTATTTTCTTATGTTTGCCACCATTTATTGCCATATTGTCCATGTCTTTATCTCCCTATTTATCTTATATACTGCTCTCTACTAACTAAGCACAAAACATTTAATTTAATTTATATGGCGCTCACAACCAGATAGTATATGAACGCCTATCTGGTATCTATGCCTGTCCGTTTTCTTTACACTCTCTTTTAAGCCCGTCTGATACTTCCCACAAAATAGGGTAGTTATTTTCTCTTTCGTATAGGTAGTTGTTTTCTTTTGTATATTTTTTTGGCAACCAGTTATTTTCTGTTATAGCTGTCAAAGCCGTATCTCTATAACTCTCGCCATAACCATATTGGAATTCACAATATAGCTCTTTGCCGTCTTTCACTCTAGTTATCTTTACGCTGTGATAGGTGTTGCCGTTTACTTTGTCAAACCATTTAACAGCATTTCCAACAAACAAAACTTTGTTATTCATGTTATTCTTTCCGTTTTGTGCCTAGTTATTAAAGACCAATCTATTTTCTGCGCTTACTCTCAGAGATAAACTCTAGGCTTATCTCTAAGGTGTAAAGGTAGAAATTATCTCATGCCCTTAGCTTTCAAGCATTTAGTACACCAGAAGGCGTTGCCGTTGTCTTGCTCCCTCTTGCCTTTGCATTTCATACACTTTAATCTTTTAGGAATATGCAAGAATTGTGCTGTTCTGGTAGCTCCTAGCTTTTCAAAGTTTGGTAGCAATCCGTTGTAATCACTCATATTCTTTTTCTCCTATTTATCTATATAACTTATAACTGTTTTGCTAACATAATCGCTACAACATGATTGCTAAACGCTTTTTGTCCTAATATCTCTTTAGTATTCATGTCCTGAATAACTATCTCGTTTGACCAGTCTTTGACTGATACGATTGTATTCTTTTTCTTATTCACTTTACGATATTTCATGTCCTTAGCTCCTTAGTTATCTATATATCTTTAACACTCTAATTGTAATACATGTACTATATATAGTCAACCCTTTTTATAGACTTTATTTAGTACCATAACAACAACAAGCTACATGTTACTTGCAACCCTAGTTAAACTGATATATAGATGTTACATAGCTAATACTCTAAAACAAAGCATCAGATTGCTCTCTAAGCCACGATAACCATACATATAGTACTAAACTACCTTTACAGGTATCAACCTACTAACACGCCTTAAAGAGCCCACAATGAGCTCTCACGCTATACACTCTATAAGTCGGGCAATAACGGGTGGTACTCATAGCCAATCGAATGTACATTGTCATACCAAACCCATTGCGACTAATCCCTAACTAACATACATACGGGGACAGATGTAACCATACTCACTTGATGCTTGTAAGCTAAACTCTCCCCTCTCCTCTCCTCACTCTCCTAACAGATAGGGGGACAACATAGGGGGTGGGGGTTAAGGAGGGGGGTATCCCGCACGAAGGATAGAATTTTTTA